GCCGCTTCCTACACGAAGCTTACAGCCGAGCTCGAAAAGGCCAAGGCAGCCCAGGAAGGCCTTGCCAAAGCTGTCAATTTCCAGAGAAGTATGGAAGAAAAGGCATCTGCCGCAGGCGGTAAGCTTCTGCGCTCAACTGCCCTCATGACTGCTGCCCTTGCAGGGCCGGTCGTTGCAGCAATGAACTTTGAATCTTCTATGGCTGACGTGCGCAAAGTCATCGACTTTGAAACGCCAGAACAGTTCAAGAAAATGGGGGAAGACATTTTATCTCTTACCAAACGCATACCTATGACAGCTCGCGGTTTGGCTGATATCGTTGCAGCGGCAGGTCAGGCAGGGGTTGCAAGGGATGAATTATTGGCTTTTGCAGAAAGCGCAGCTAAAATGGGCGTTGCCTTCGACATTACGGCTGAACAGGCAGGGCAAATGATGGCCCAGTGGCGTACGGCTTTCAAAATGAGCCAAAAAGAAGTCAACGAACTTGCCGATCAAATCAACTATTTGGGTAATACTACTGCTGCTTCTGCACCAAAAATCTCAGATATAGTTACTAAAATTGGGCCTCTTGGAGAAATAGGCGGTGTGGCCGCAAGAGAGATAGTTGCACTTGGGGCGACAATAGGTAGCGTCGGTATCCAAGAAGAGGTTGCAGCGACTGGCATCAAAAACTTGGTTTTGCGTCTGAATTCAGGGGCAAGCGCAACGGATAGGCAAAAGAAAGCGTTCAAGTCGCTGGGGCTGTCAGCGACCAAATTGGCAAAGGCCATGCAAAAAGATGCCAGCGGGGCTATCTTGAGCGTTATCGAAGCCTTGGGTAAGATCCCCGAATATAAACGGACTGCTATTTTGACCGATTTATTTGGTAGAGAGAGTGTCGCAGCCATAGCCCCTCTAATAACCAATATTGATAAACTGAGGGAGAACCTGCAAAAAGTTGGAGACGCCACACAATATCAGGGAAGCATGGAAAAAGAGTTTGAAGAGCGCTCTAAGACAACTGCGAACGCAATTCGTATATTGGCTAATAACATTAACATCTTGAGCGTTAACCTTGGCAGTGTCCTTCTGCCTCCCTTGGCTGCCACAGCAGAAAGGTTATCGGGAGTATCGGACAAAATAGCAAAATGGACGAAAGCCCATCCAAAATTAACGAAAGTGTTAGTGTTGGGCACTGCTGGGATGCTTGCGTTCAACGTGGCTGTCCATGCCATGGAGTTCGTAGTATTTTCCGGGCTGGCAAAGCTTGCGAAGCTGTATGTATTCCTTGTAAAGCACAATGCTGTTACTAAGATAGCTACTGTGTCAACCAAAGCTTTTTCTTTGGCCCAAAAGGGACTAAGAGCAGTGTTATCCTTATCTGCAGGGGCCTTGCATGCCCTGCCCATTGTGGCATATCAGATTAAGGTAATTGCTGCTGCAGCTGCTACTAAACTTTGGACGGGGGCGCAAGTGGCATTCAATCTTGCTATAAAACTTGGAACGTCGCTGCTTTCGGTGGCAAGGTTGGCTGCCTATACGATGGCAGTCAAGGGCATTGCCATAGCAACTAAGGTATGGACTGCAGCTCAATGGCTGCTCAATGCCGCATTGTCGGCCAATCCTGTTGCGCTTTTGGTAATAGCGATATCAGGTCTTGTGGCTGCCCTTGTCATACTCTATAAGAAAAGCGAGACGGTGCGCAATGCAATGAACGCGCTGTGGGGGGTTATTGCCGCTGGCGCCACATCAGTGTTCCAGGCCGTCACAAACGCCCTTAACTGGGTGATAGACAAGGTCAACTGGTTCATCGACAAGCTAAACAAGATAAAACTCCCTAGCTGGCTACCAATGATCGGGGGCAAGGGCGTAAACATCCAGATGATCGAGCAGATCAAGGCTCCGGCAGCAGCTCCTGCACCTGTGCCAGGACACGCCGAGGGTGGCGTGTTCTCAACTCCGCATGTGGCCATGGTGGCAGAAAAGGGTCCGGAAGCCATATTGCCGTTGGACCGATTGTTGGGTGTCATCAGGGAAAGCAGAACTGGGACTACAGCCCCGTCAGTCAACATTACCTATTCGCCTGCATCGCCTGTGATAAATATTTACGAGCAAGGTGGGGTTAGCCCGGAGCAAATTAGGAGCGAAGTGCTTAGAGCCGAAAGAAAAGCCCAGGAAGAGTTCGAGGCCAGGCTCAAGGCCTTCCTGGCACAGCAAGGGAGATTGAGCTATGCGTAAATATATAACGGTGCAGGGAGATACATGGGATTACATCGCTTATAAGGTTTATGGTGAGCAATCGGGTGCGGAATTTTATATGCACGCGCTGTTGGATGCTAATCCAGCTTATATACATTATGTCATATTCCCTGCAGATATAGTGTTGGTTGTTCCGGATGTTCGGGTGGAACTGCCTAAAACACTTCCGCCATGGAAGCGAGGCGCGTAGCGTGGGTAAGTTAAGGCGTGCGACTTTATCGCTGACATATAACAATGTGAATATAACTGCCGATCTTCAGGATTATCTTATAAGTTTTTCATACCAAGACAACTCGGATCAAAAGGCAGACGATTTACAGGTTGTATTGGACGACAAGAAAGGATTATGGCGTACAAGTTGGTATCCACAGAAAGGCGCCAGACTGACGGCATCATTGATTGTCTATGACTGGGACAGCCCGAATACCACACGCATTTTGCCGTTAGGTTCCTTTGAAATAGATGAAATAGCCTATGATGGACCGCCGGACATCATGACGTTGAAAGGCGTGTCCGTACCGGTGAGGTCTTCGCTCGTAGACGAGACAAAGACGAGAGCATGGGAAGATACCACGCTGTCTGCCATTGCCGGCGACATAGCGGCTGATGCACAGCTTGAGCTTATGTTCGACAGCGATTATGACCCTGAATACGACAGAATAGAGCAGTCGGAGGAGGCCGATTTATCGTTTCTTCAGGGGTTGTGTGATAAGGCCGCACTAAGGCTAAAGGTATCAAGCGATAAAATCATAATTTTGGATGACGAGAAATACGATGCGGCCCCCAGTATAGCAACGATAACAAGAGGCACATCCGACATCATCTCCTATTCCTTTTCGTCTTCTATGCGAAAGATATATTCTGCCGCGAGGGTCGAATATCAATCAACTATATGGGAAGATCCGATAACATATACCTTTACTCCGCCCAATTCTCCACCGGGCAAAAAGACTCTCGTCATAAACGAAAGGGTAAGCAGCATAGCCGAAGCGGAAAAGCTGTGCAAAAGGAAGCTGCGCAAGGCCAACGCATCGGAAAATACGGCAAGTATGACCCTATTTGGCAACCCCACGCTTATTGCCGGGGTTAACGTTTCTTTGGCGGGTTTCGGCAAGTTTGACGGCAAATATGCGATTGAGAGCGCTACTCACTCCGGACCTGCTTATGAAACAAAATTAGAGCTGCGCAAGACGCTGGAGGGATATTGATGGACAACATAAAAGGCGTTTTGCGTGTGGGTAAGATATCTGCTGTATACCCCGAAAAGGCAACAGCACGAGTGGTCTTTGAAGCACACAATTTAGTTTCCTACGAGCTTTCGGTGCTTCAAACGCAAACACTAAAAAATAGAGCTTATTGGATGCCAGACGTTGGCGAATATGTTTTGTGTGCCTTTTTGCCAACGGGCAACGCAAGCGGGTTTGTTTTAGGATCTTTATATTCGGCAAACAACGAACCGGATCTTAAAACCAACGACAAGCGAGCCATGCTTTTCGACGATGGGACATATATCGAATATGACAGAGCACAGCACTTGTTAACAGTTGATGTGCCGTCAGGAGTCGTGAACATAAATGTGAATGGTCCTGTCAATATAGCTGCAACCGGGAATGTCAACGTCACCGGAGACGTGATTGCCGACGGGATAAGCCTCAAAAATCACGTACATCCCGAGAATGACAGCGGCGGCCCGACAGATCCTCCGCAATAGGAGGTGGTTATATATGATTGGAGCAATAGGCGATGAAAAGCTGAATAACATAATTGTTTTTTCTGTATCAAGCGACAAGGTGCTCACGTTCGATAATTTCGAGCAAACTTCCTCAATCAGAACAGGGAAACACGAGATCCATCTGCAGAAGCCTAAGACCGAGTTCTTGGGGCCGGATTTGGATACGATAACATTTACGATGCGTTTTGATGTGGCTTTGGGCATTAACCCCATGGCCGAGATAGAAAAACTAAGGCTGGTCCAGCGTTCAGGCAGTCCTGTGTCGCTGGTGATCGGCGGGAAAAGCTATGGAGAAAATCTTTGGGCAATAAAGAATTTCAGGAGGGAACATAAACAGATAGATAACAGGGGAAATGTACTGGTGGCAGAAGTGAATATTGAGCTAGAGGAGTATGTGTGACATGTATGAAATAAACTTAATAAGCGATGTGAACAAGATAAATTTCTCGCCCGCCACGATTGAGGAGGAAGTTTTGCAGAACATTAAGACGATCCTTACTACCGTGAAATATTCCGTCCCGCTCGATAGGGAATTCGGCATATCTGCCACTATGCTGGATGACCCCATGCCTGTCGCACAGGCTAAATTGAGCGCCGAGATCGTGGGGGCAATACGCAGATGGGAGCCTCGCGCAAGAGTGGTTGAGGTGAAATATGAAGGAGACGGCATGGACGGCATATTGAGGCCGAAAGTGAGGGTTGAGATAAATGCTTAATAATTTGCCAGACATAACATTCGCCGAAAAAGATGCAAAGCTTATCGAAAGCAAAATTATAGCAGACTATGAATCTCTTGCTGGACGGACGCTCGCCCCTGGGGATCCTGTCAGGCTGTTTTTGCTGTCAATTGCCTCGATCATTTCACAACAGAGAGTTTTGATCGATTACGCAGCAAAACAGAATTTGCTTGCCTTTTCAAGCAATGGTTATCTGGATCATTTGGGCGCACTGTTAGGCGTCACAAGACTTCCGGCATATCCTGCAATGACTACCTTGAGGTTCACGCTGTCTGGACCTCAGCCAGGGACAACCATCATCCCGCTTGGTACTAGGGCAACTCCGGACGGCAAGCTTTTCTTTGCTACAACGGACGCCGCGACTGTGCCGACAGGCGAGACGCAAATAGATGTCATGGCCAAGTGTATTCAAGACGGAGAAGTAGGAAATGGGTACCTGCCTGGGCAGATAAACAGACTTGTGGATCCTATCCCGTGGGTCCAAAACGTAGTCAATATCACTGAATCGTCCGGCGGGAGTAATGTAGAAACAGATGATAACTTCCGTGATCGCATCAGGATTGCTCCTGAAAGCTTTTCGGTTGCTGGGCCGTCGGGGGCCTATAATTTCTGGGCTAGGACTGCACATCAGGATATAACTGATGTAGCGGTTATTTCGCCAAGTCCGGGAGTGGTCGAAATTTACGTCCTGCTCAAAAATGGCGGCATACCATCACAGGAAATATTAGATGTTGTGCTTGAGACAGTTTCGGATGAAAAAATCAGGCCTTTAACCGATCAGGTATTCACCCTCGCTCCTACGGTTATCGAATATGATCTCGATGTAACATGGTGGCTTGCAAATGATAGAGCTGTTGAGGCGTCACAAATATCTATAGCTGTCAATAAAGCAGTAAATGACTGGACATCTTGGCAAAAATCAGCGCTAGGACGCGACATTAATCCGTCCGTCCTCATATCAGGGATGATTGCCGCAGGTGCCAAAAGGGTTGATGTTATATCGCCATCGTTTACCGTGCTTGCTCCTTCTGATGTGGCAATAGCAAGATCCGTTTCGGTGACCTTTGGGGGTATGGAAGATGCGTGACCTCTATACGATGATGCTTGAAGAATTGCTGCCGCACTCGCTGTTAAGCGATGAAAATGTAATATCTGCCGCAAAGGCGCTTGATGGCGAGGTACAGGATGTTTCTTCTTCTATTCTTGAAACGCTGATCCTGCCTCGCATAGATGAGCTGTCGGAGGAGATAGTGGACTTGCTTGCATGGCAGTTTCATGTTGATTTTTACGATCCAGCCTTAAGCCTTACTGCCAAAAGAAACCTGGTAAAGTCTTCAATTCTTGTACATAGAAGGAAGGGAACGCCTTGGGCTGTTAGACAAGTGTGTAATGATGCATTTGGCTATGCGGAAATAATCGAATGGTTTGATTATGGTGGTGAGCCTTATCATTTTTCAATCCTTACGGAGGGACGTTTGGTAGATAGTGCAGCATGGCAAAGTTTTTTTAGGGCACTTGAAAGTGCCAAAAATGTACGAAGCTGGCTTGACGAAATAACAATATCAAGACCACTGCATCTTGACTTACATTACGGTATGCCTCAATTGGCTAAAGGTATGACATCATTGACCACACATTTGCCTAACAACACCGTTATAAAGCAACATTATGGGACAGCAACTGGGAAGCTTGGCAGTATAAGATTAGCGACACTACGTTGAAGGGAGGTGTTTAAGTGGCAAATTTTAAGGCAATGACATTGACTAAGGCAGGGAGAAATGTGTTGGCAGCCGGGCAAACTGGTACGCCAATAATATTTACCCGTGTCAAAGCTGGCGACGGGATCCTGCCGCCAGATGTTTCGATAGCCGACATGACTGACATAATTAATTGGATCACAGATTTGCCCATCAACAGCAACACTGTGACCGGGGATGGCATGGCAGAAATTGAATGCATCCTTAGCAATCAAAATCTGGAGACTGGGTACTGGTTCAGAGAAATAGGGCTTTTTGCCATGGATGCTGAAGGGAATGAAGTTTTGTATGCCTATAGCAACGCAGGTGATGAACCTGACTATATCCCTGCTGGGGGTGGCCCACATGCAGTCCATATTATCTTTACACTGATTACAGTTGTCGATCAGGCGGAGAATGTAACTGCTATTATCGGGGACAATCTGGGATTTGTGACATTCCCTCGCCTTGCAGAGGAACTGGATAAGCTTTTTGCACCTTATGTTTCGGCAAATGGTTTTTGGACATTTTCGGCAGAAGAAAAGAAACTCAGGCCAGCTACTGTAGCTGAATCTTTAAAAACGCTGTTTAGAACTGCATCAGGAACGGATCCTATGTTTGTGACGTGGAATCCTGCATCTAAAACAATAGGTTTTTTGCCGATGCATCGAGTAACGATTAAGGCCGAACGACTCAGCGGAGGGACGCCATTATTACCGCTCGATCAATACAATGGCAGGTTGTACGGAGGGACGCCATTATTACCGCTCGATCAATACAATGGCAGGTTGTACGGAGGAGATCCGCAAACATTATAAGATTAAGGAGTGAGTTAGATGGCAGATGAAACAAGGATCATCACGGTCAAAAGGGGAACAACCGACGAGTGGGGCACAGAGATACAACCGCTCGATAAGGGAGAACTTGGTTATGATATGACGGCCAATAAATATAAAGGCGGAGACGGCGCAACGTCTTTTACCGATCTCCCGGCTTTTGTCACCGAAAAAGACGTTAATATTGAAGGCAGTCTAATATATTCTGGTCCCCGAAGAGTGCCAACTTTAACTGAACCTATAGGTGTAGTTTTAGTCGAAAACGGAGGAGGCGCCGGTGTCTGGGACAGAGTTGACTTGAACGGTCAACCTATATCTACGCCAGTAGGATATTTCTCTTCAAGGCCAGAATATCAGCTTAACGTTACAAATATAGATTCACAATCAATGGTCAACATTGACAAGTTTCATTATGCTAGGATGGCTCTTGCCACTGGGCCTTATGCCGGTAAGCAGGCATGGTTTATCAATAAAACTGCATTTAGCGGTTCTGAGGTGCATCCTGCATTTTTAAACAACGTAGGGGTAGAAATGGATAATTTTTGGGTAGGTGCTTACGAGGCATTTGCAGATGGGACATCAAAGGCCGGCAGCCAAAATAATAAGCCTCCATTAGTTTCAATTGATTTCCCAACCATGGTTAGCAGGTGCAGCGCAAGAAATACTGATGGCGTAACTGGATTCAGGTTAATAGATATTTACCAGATAGCTGCAATCCAGTACCTTGCGCTTGTTGAGATGGGTGCACCAGATTCACAGACAATTCTCGGACGTGGCAATGTTGACTCCCCCATAGGTTCCGCAATGAACACCGGATATACCAACGCCATCTGGCGTGCACTGCATGAGTTATGGGGTAATGTATGGTGCATGGTGCAGGGCATAGAAAACAGAAATGGTGTGCTCTGGATATGGAATAAAAACGGGTCGCAGTCATGGGTTAATACGGGAGTTACCTTGCCAGACAGTGGGTGGATAGTTGACATGGCAGATACGGCAGGAAGCGGATTTGACTTAAAGGCACTGTTTATCCCGTCGACTACTATCCCGTATATGGAGCAAGGATCGTGGAGTGATTACTTTAGTATTGTTAAAGATGGTACGACAAAAGTTTGTTATCATGGCGGCAGCTGGTTTAACGGCTCGTACAGCGGGTTGTTCAGGTTGAGTTTGAGCTATCCTTCCTCGTACTGGGACACGAATCTCGGTGGGCGCCTCGCAAAGGTGTAAGCTGGGGTACTGATATGCTGAATTCTGATGCCGGAGCGATAGCGGAGGCAAGCTCAAAATATGGGCCAATGATCATTCAAGATAAGCTCAGGCAGCTTGCGGCTTATGAACGCGCTGCGCTTTTACAGTTTCCTCGCACAGAAAGACACTCAATTTGTCAGGATATTCGCATGACAACGAGAAATATTCAGCGCTTGATAAGTCGCTGTAAAAAGAGGTATTACAAGAAAACTACACTTGAGGATATTGATGTAGAACTTGACCTTCTTCGCGAACTTGTAGCGGAAAGTTACGAGTCAAAATATATCAATGTTCATAAATATGAGGTTTGGTCACGGAAAATCAATGAAATAGGCAAGATGGTAGGCGGTTTAATAAAGGCTTTGAGAGCTTCTCGGTAATCTTAAGATTTGGGCATCGTTTCTATGGCGGCAGCTGGAATAACGGCTCGAACAGCGGGTTGTTCAGGTTGAGTTTGAGCAATCCTTCCTCGTACTCGAACACGAATATCGGTGGGCGCCTCGCAAAGGGGAAATTGCGGCCAGAGGCGAAATTGCCTAAGGGCATTTCGTGAGTGCCTTTTCCTTTGGGAAACGGTGTCCGCGCCAATAAAAAGGCGAAATATCAAAAGAAGTAGGGCCGCAAGTAGATATTTCGAAAGCGGCCTTATGGTTTTAAACGGGGGAGTTGCATGCCTAAAAGTTATAGTAATCTATGGCCACAGATCATTTCCTTTGAAAATCTTCTGAGAGGATTTAACGAAGCGAGGAAAGGCAAGCGATATCGGCTTGAGGTTCTGCGTTTCTCAGATCGTCTTGAAGAGAATATCTTTAAAATACAAGAGGATCTGATAGCTGGAAGATGGAGGCCATCGCCGTTTAGGGAATTTATTAAAGTGGATACGCTTAAAAGAAGGTTAATTCAGGCACCAACATTTTGCGACAGAGTAGTGCATCACGCACTCATTGGCATAACTCAGCCATTTATGGAGCAAAAGTGGATTTACGATTCTTATGCTTGCCGATGCGGGAAAGGAGTTCACAGGTGTGTATTAAGAACAAAAGATTTTCTACACAGAGCACGGCGCATGTGGGGGCGAGTATATGTTTTACAAGTAGATATATCCAAATACTTTCAATCTATACATCACCAAACATTACTTGATATCTTAAAACGCACCTTTCGCGAAAAGGAAGTGCTATCTTTGTATAAAACAATCATAGAGACTAACAACGTAACGGGACGAGGAATACCAATAGGAGCGCTGACAAGCCAAACATTGGCCAATCATTATCTTTCCGAGGCAGATCATTTTGTAAAAGAAAAGCTTAGGGTCAAGTTCTACGTCAGATATATGGATGACATGATTCTTTTAGGCCCTACCAAGCATTATTTAAAAGACATCCTAGCAGAGATAAAGTGGTTCGTTGAAACAAAGCTGAAGCTTTATCTTAACCCTAAGACACGCATATATCCTGCATCTCAAGGTGTTGATTTTGCGGGATATAGGACATGGAAAACACATATACTACCACGCAAACGGAATGTTAAAGCTGCTAAGAAGCGATTTAAAAGCATCAGTAGAAGATATGCAAGAGGTGAAGTTGACCTTGAGTATGCTAAGAGTCGCGTATTTAGTTTCATAGGTTATATGCAACACTGTAATGGATATTGTAGTACTGTTTCTGCTTTAAAATATCTTGTTTTAAGGAGGAATTGATATGAGAACAATAAGTTTTCCGGCACAAAATAATATGGAGGCCTGTAATATCGAGTTGCCTTATAGCGAATCTGCAGATTATACGATATTTTGGACTCCATCTGGCTACAAGGTCGTTGAAGGTATCGGCAATGTTCTAACTGGAATTTCAGGAGAAAAAAAGGTTCTTGAAATACGTTTGTCTGGTAAATCTGGGTATACAATTTTAAGCTCTGCGGTTGAAGGTGTAGTTGTTACCGATGCAGCTGACGAAGAGATTTTAGATATAGCTAAAAAGAGTAAAAGGGCAGAAATTGCAGCGAAGCGATACGAATTGGAAAATGCAGGAATCCAGATAAACGGCAAAACAGTAGCAACGGATGACAGAAGCAAAGCAATGATTATGAGCACAGCGTTAAGTTCATTGGCTAAAGTTATGGGAACATCTTTGCCACTGGCGATACAACAACTTACTTCCGAATTGCCAGACGTTATTCATTGGAAGTACATCAACGGCTTTGATGACATAACAGCTGAAGAGATATTATCAATGAGTCTCGTTGTGCACAATTTCGTTGAGTCGCTGTTTGCCCGTGAGCGTACATTAAATGATTATCTTAACGGCATTACCGTTGAAACAGCAGGATCGCTAGAGGCAGCACTTGAACAAATCAAATCTGTCGATTGGGATACTGAAATATAATAAGGATATTTTCTTAAAAAGGGCGGCACACCAAAGCCGTCCTTTTTTGTTTTCTCAAGAAGGGGCGGTGATATATTGAGCAGGTTTGATGAATGCTTTAAAAAGGTTTTGAACATAGAGGGTGGCTATTCTGATCATCCCAGCGACAAGGGAGGCAAGACAAATTACGGCATAACAGAAGGCACATTGAACGCAGCATATAAGGCCGGGCTGGTGAAGCATAATGATATCAAGCAAATAACTGCAGATGAAGCCAAAACAATATATAAAGTTAACTACTGGGATAAGTGCAAATGTGATATGCTGCCGGCCCCGCTGGATTACTTAGTTTTTGACGCTTCTGTTAACCATGGCGTAGGTGGAGCAGGCAAATTACTGCAAAAAAGCATCAATCGCTGTATGAAAGCAGATAAAGTTATTGTTGACGGAGCAATAGGGCCGTTAACACTCAGCGCACTGGGTGAATATATAGGCAAATATAAGTCAACATGTTTATTCCCTGTTGAGCTGATTTGTCATGTCTTTCTTCTTGAAAGAGTTGAGCTATACAATTCTATTATTGGGAAAGACCCTACGCAGAAAAGTTTTATTCATGGCTGGCTTAACCGAATTAGAAAAAATTACGAGGCTATTGGTGACCAAAATGGCTAACGGATACTTCATGTCTGAAAACTACAAAATTGAAGATGTGTTGCGTGATATTTATAAGGAACTCAAAGATATAAATAATCGTCTTAGCATCATTGAAACTCAAATGCAGGATACAAGTAAAAGAATAAATATCCATGATGATCAAATACGCCATATTAATGATGAGATTGGTAAATTAGGAAAGGATGTCGGGATTTTGCAAGGAAGCTGGAAAACGTATCTTGCAATAGGCGGTATTGCAGGCGCTTTAGGTGCTGTAGTGGGAGCGCTTATGAAATGAATAATAAAATAAGGCAATTGCCTTTGCGTAAATTATTAGCATTATGGGCGATGGTGCTTTTAAACATCGTGGTGCTCTTTTGTGTGTTTTCAAATTCAGAACTGCCCGTTGCCATAAAAGACTTGTTAACCTATACGCTGTCCATTACGATCGGAGCATATTTTGCGAGCAGTTCATATGAAGCAGTTAGAAAGGAAAAGTCAGACTATCGAAAGGAGTCCGATTGAATTGTGGGAGAAAATTAAAAGAGTACTTTCCTGGATCGGCGGTATAGCAGTTTTAATGATAAGTTATCTTTTTGTTTCTAAAAAAACACAAAAAACCTCTGATATAGATAAAGCTAAAACAGAGTTGGATGAGATTCAAAAAAAAGTTGAAGAGGAAAAGAAAAAATTAGAAGATGCTTTGCAGGCGATCAGTGAAACCCAAAAACAAACAGATGAGGAGGTAAAAAATGCAAAAGAAAATATTGAAGTACCCAGCGATCCTTCTTCTGTCGCTGATGCTTTCAATGACCTTCTTGAGCGTATCCATGGCGGAAGCGAAAGTCGAAGCGATAAACAACAAAATTGTGATGGATGTGCAGGACGCAATTGACATTTATCGTTACATCGCAGAATTGGAGGCGGAGAATAAAGCATTAAAAGATGGGCTAGAGAGAGAGCGAGAGGCCACACAAAAATATATAGATACTGCAAATAGCACTATACAGAACTATGAAAGCGAAAGGCTTGCATGGCAGAAATTGGAACAGGAATTGAATGCCGAACTTCATAACGAAGCAGCAAAAAAGTATAAGGCCTCTGCAATAGCACTGGTGCTTGGAGTGGCTATCGGAGCCGCCATAGATTAATAAAGGATGATTGCAATGAAAGTTAAATTGTTAAGGAATATCGTTTTAGGGGAATATAAAAGGGCTGGCGAAACTGTTGAGCTTGATGACATGACTGCTGAAAATCTTATATCCAAAGGCATAGCGATTCTCATTGTCGATGTATGCCAGCCCAGATTATTTGATGAAGGAGATTGCGGGTGAGATTAGTTACAGCTCAGTTTGGGCCTTTTTAGAGGTATAATCGTACCAACCGCTACAAGTTAGGGGTGTTCTGGGGCATCCTAGAGGCATATATTTTTTGCATCCCTGGATAAAAACGATCTGCCACCGGCAGCTATCTGTTATAATCAATTTATTACTACAAAATAAAAAGGGGTTGGTCTCATGCCGTTGCGTTTGTATCATCATGCCGGTGGCATGTATTGTGAAGACGGGAAGGTAGTATGCCAAAAGTGTGGCGCAGAACTGGACGATAATCTTCTTTCCCCAAATCCGTGCTTGATTCAAACAACAAGCGTTATATACCACAATGGCCTATACTTGTTTATAAATGTGTCTGACCTTCATGCCGAGCTATGCATAGCCAAAAACATCATTGGGCAAATACAATATTTAAAAATAAGGTGTACTGATAGGACTTTAGCAAAAAAATTGCATGATCTCGTCCTTCGCTCTGTTGAAAAAGAAGGAGCTATTAATATCTCTGGCCTATATAGCGTATCTGATGAGTTGTTTAATTTTATCGAAAATAACCGTAACAAAATAATATTTGAAGAATAAGCGCAGTCACAACCGTACACAGAACCGTACACAACATATTCACATATGTGGATATCCCTCGTGTACAACTGAAAAAGTTATATTCAGTTCGATTCCCCCCGCCTCCACCATATTGAAGTCCATCCGAGTATGATATAGTTCAAATAGCATGATACAAACGGCATTTCTGGCAGCTTGGCTGTTCAACGCAGTTCAATGAAAAACTATACAAACCATGATCAAACCGTACACAGAACCGTACACACGCCGAGTTGCCACCGTACACAAAGGAGACTCGGGGATGCTTACGGATAACGTTATCAAAAGGGCTAAGATCAAAGAAAAAAGATATATGCTCTCTGACAGTGACGGGCTTTATCTTGAGATCATGCCTTCAGGCAAAAAATACTGGAGGCTCAGGTATTGGATAGACGGCAAAGAATATAAGCATTCCATTGGCCAATATCCTGCCATAGGCCTGAAAGAGGCCAGGGGAATAAGGGATGAAATGAAGGCCTCCGTGATGAGATCTGGGCAGCCGGTCTCAAAGCTGACCGATAAGACCTTTGAGGCCATAGCCCAGGACTGGCTTCAGAAAAAGGTTTTCCCGATCCGTACCAGGAACCACATCCGAACAGTCACCTCAAGGCTTAATAGATTGATATTGCCGTATATAGGCCAAAAGCCCATGTCGGAGATCTCGCCTACCGACATCCTTGCCATCATACGCATGATAGAGGCAAGAGGAACATACGAAACTGCCCATCGTGTTCTCCAAATATGCAGTCAGATATTCAGGTATGGGATAGCCATAGGCATGGCCGAGCGAGATATTGCTGCTGATTTACGCGGCGCCTTGGTGCCAGTTAAAACTACCGGATACCCAACAATAACGGATCCGCAGGAAATAGGCGCACTGATGCGAGCAATCAGGGGGCTGAACGGATCTGAGATCGTAAGAAACGCTTTGCTTGTCTTAGCATATACGTTTGTGCGCCCCGGGGAACTCAGAACGGCCGAATGGGAGGAGGTCAGCTTTGAAGCAGCCGAATGGCGAATCCCAGCAGAAAAGATGAAGATGAAAAGAATGCACATCGTGCCACTCTCAAAACAGGCTGTGAGCGTGCTAACCAGCTTAAGGCCCTTTACGTCTCTTTCCAGATTCATCTTCCCGTCTGCACGCTCATTCAGCCGTCCTATGAGCGATACAACTGTGAATGCTGCCCTGCGAAGGTTAGGATACGGGCAGGAAGATTTTACCGGCCACGGCTTCAGATCCATGGCCTCAACGATCTTGAACGAGAATGGGTGGCCAGCCGACGTCATAGAACGCCAGCTGGCGCATGTAGAAAAGAATGCGGTCAGAGCTGCCTACAACCATGCGGAATATCTGGATCAGAGGAGAGAGATGATGCAGTGGTGGGCAGATTGGCTGGATGACAAGGCGAATATTTGATTAGCTTATAAGTCCCACCCATATTTACAATTCTTTCCAAAAGTACAGCCAATCTTTTATGGTTTAGTTCGGTGCCCACAAATTTCCTGCCGTTTTTATAGGCATTGACCCCAACTAACCCCCTGCCCATACATAGATCACCTATGCAGTTATATTCTTCGTTTTCACATACCCACTCTATAGCGTCCTCTTCATCCATATAGTCTAACGGCAGTTTCTTTCTTTTATTGCTACCATGCACTATATAGCATATATTTTCCTTTTTGTGATAATAGTTGCTGTTATAAAACGTAACGTAACGATATAGCTTTTTCATTTCTTGTATAAATTCGCTTAAATACATTTTCCCAATTTCCACGTAACATGCTCTCGGGTTTATGATTGCTATGCATTCGAAAAGCCTTCTGTAAAATCCCTCGAAAGAATTATGCCTCTCCTGTTTTTGTGCCTTCATGTAGAAAGTGTTCAGATTCCCGAGGTTCCAAGGCGGATCCGTGAATATGACATCTGCCTGTTTCATGAAATCCGGCAGAGGGTTGAATATATCATGCACCTTCACGATGCTGCCGTTATCAAAAACGGCTGCCTGATCTTCACCTATAGGATGGCGCAGGTATGCATCGCCGTAATCCCATTTTCTAGACGGCATCGTCATCCACCTCGATTATTTCCCATGCCCTTGAGTATTCCTGATTTTTAAACAGTTCCGCAATGCCCGTAATCTGCTTAAGCCTGTATACTTCCTCCAACTCCATGCCCAGTTTTACGGCTATTTCCTGGTCATCTACTCCCTGTTCGACAAGAGCCTTGACCAGATCACCCATAAGTTCAACCTGGTGGACCCCCCTGGCACGGTTAAACTGCACGGTGGCCTCCATGCGTTCCGAGATGTCGTGATCCAAGACGATGATCGGGATCTCCTTGGCCTGCAGCCAGTCACGAAAGATGATATACCTGTGAAAACCATCCACTACAATGTATTTTTCTATATCGGGATCATAAACCGTAACGACGGGGTAGCAGAATCCATTCGAGATGATTGATTCCTCCAGCAATCTCATATTGTTTCTTGGGACGGAATTGGGGTTATATGTATTTGCCTGCACCGAGTCGATGTCGACTATCCTGACGTCCATACATGTAAGTTTAATTTCACCTTTTTGCGTCTGTATTGTCCTCATAACAATCTCCTCCATTTCTCAATCTTTTCTTCTCTGGGATCTGGCTTATTGTCTATCGGCAGGTTGTTCTCGTAGTCGTTCAACAGCAGCTGTCTGCACTGCTGCCGTGCCACATAGGAATTGTTGAGCTGCCTGCTGAAACGCTTCTCGAATATCCATTTCTTGCTTGGATCAGGATACGTCACAAGCAGGAAATCCCTGTAGTCGATCCATGTCTTAAAGTTCTTCGGCAGCTTGCGTGCCCGCAATGCCTTGCTGTCCTTCCCGTATATATGCCCAACGCTGATGCCCCTTACCCTCCTTAGCAGCCTGTCATATGTCCTAGGCTCAAATTCAGGCAGCTCCACAAGAGACTTGAATGATTTTTCGTGGATCAGACTGGATACACGTATCTCCTGCAGTCCCATTCCTTTCTTGAACATATAGTCATATATCTTCGAATAGCGAAGCTGGTTGTCATAGATGTACTTCCAAATGTCATGGAAATTCCAGTCATAAAGCGGATACATGTTATAGTTATTATTTTTGAGCTTTGTGCTCCAGTATATGTTCTTGTAACCCGGATTTTTCGATACCGCACGCCAACGGTTGGGGCTTTCTGTAGCACGCAGGCCAATCAAAAAGGCGGTATCATGCCTTGATCTCTGAAAATTCTCAAGGGCATCATAGAATCCGAAACCTTTGTTTTTATCCCGGACCGTCTCGGTCTCCTTGGGCCAAGGCTTATGCTGGATCGAGTTTTTCTGCTTCGGCCTCATCCATATCTTATGCTTGCCGGCTTCCCAAGGAATCAGCTGTGTCTGCGTCAGGCTGCTGGCGTTGGTGAGATTGAATTCAATCTGAAACCACAGCGGGATGGTATTCTCCGGATATAAGTTCATGATGTACTCGACCTGTTTCACGGTACTTTCGTAGACAACCTCTTCGTCCAGGAAAAAGATGCCTATCCGCCTGTTGCGCCTGTGGGCTTCGGTGAGGGCCAAATGGGCAAGCACGGTGCTGTCCTTGCCTCCGCTGATGGATACGATGATATTCTCGAATTCGTCAAAAACGAACGCTATACGTTCTTTCGTAGCCTCAAGCACATTTTTGTCGATATAAACCTGCTTTATCATAGAACTCACCTAACCTTTCCGCCCACTCCCTTAAATCATTTACGTAATACAGGTCAACCTTCAGGCCTGTATTAATAAACACAATATCTCTCATTTTTGTCTTTTTTAGGAAATCATTAAAATCTATTCTTCTGTGAGACATGTCGATGATAATATAGTCTCTTTCTTCTACTTCTTTATAAGTCACTACATTAGGCAGCTTGAACCGCTTGTTTCTCGCAACATAGAGCAAGTCAGGTTTAATACAGCTTTTTTTGAGATTGCCGGCCCAAACATGCAGCCTTCTCGGAATTATATCTGGATCCGATTCACCTAGATTGTTAAAAAGATCTTCCTTGAGCTTTTCATATTTCGCAATATCTTTTTGAGTGATGCTAACGTCGATAGTTCTGATCGTGAAAGATTTGGGCACGGCGAGGATATCTTCTTCTGCAAGCAGCTCATACCTGAATGATTTGCCTTTGTACTTATATTTATTGAGGAAATCGAGAAGAATCATGAAATCTGCGTTATCTTCGATGAACGGGAAATATTCGAAAACGATCTTATGCTTTGTCTGGTTACAGTAATGATGAGCGCAGTTGTATGTGAGATCGCTCCTGTTCTGCGTGCGCATGCATTCGTTGAACACAAGCAGGACATTGTTGTCTATCTCTTCAAGCAGACGGTAGAAGAATTTATACATAATTATGTCGGCATATTCGACATGTTCTACCTCTATGTCTGCATTGTCGTATTCTAATAGAAAGTCCTTATAATAGAATATAAATACTTTCCTGATGTCATTTTCTGCAACATAGCTGTCAATCATCCTCTTTTTCTCGTCATCTTCCATCCCTATACGTATCATGACATTCACCCCTGATGAATATTTTTAAATCTCCACATGAGGACGCCGTCAACGTTGCCGGCTCCGAAATGGTCAAACTCGGGATCAAAGAAGGTCACAAGTCTTACCTTATCCCAGCCCACCACAGGGGCATATATATCATATGTGCTTGCATAAGGGATATTATTAGCAAATATACACGCCCATACGTCCTTCCATGACCAGTTAGCTAGAGGCCAACATTCTTCAATTTCAGTGATGAATTTTTTTGTATCGATCCTTATTTTGCGCTTCAGGCTTTCCTCACGCCTAAGACCTACAAAACTAAGATCATATCCTTCTCTTGCAAGGTTTGGAATAAGCTTTCCAATATATTCCCGACCCAGTACATTAACTGCGTGCCGTTTGAGCCTTAGATAATCGTCGCTGGTCTCGATACGTAAATTCTTGGCCCCGATTTTCCTTGCATTTTCTATAAACTCGGTTCTTAGCCAGTCGGGGATATAATACGGCCCATAATCCCAGTGTAGTACCGTCACGTCAGGGCAACGGCGGAGGACGAGGTAAAGCATGCAGCTCGAGTCCTTCCCCCCGCTGTAGGCGACGTAAGGTTTTTTGTGCGATGCAAGTGCCTTTTTGATGATGCCGTCAGCCTCCTGCAGCTTCTCCTTGAATTCGTCCGTATCGGCCCACATGGCAAGTATTTTCTTCAAGTCCACTACCATCACAACCTTTTCAATTTGCATTTAACTCCGGGAGGCACGCAGAGCGCAACGTTTCTCGGATTCCAGTACGGTGCTTTATAGGCAATGTACGCAGAATCTTCATATTCTTCGCACATATCGACAGGTATGGGACGCATCGCAATTCCCTTGGCAACGAGAGACATATCCTCGTCCATCTCCTCGAATACCACATCACGCACCATTCCGAACCCTACTCTGCAGTCATTGCCCAACCCAAAGAGATAGCTTTCTATGAGGTCTTGAATGATATTCATATCTCCGAAGACATAATATACGACCTCACGACATGGAATGTATGGCTCGGCCATGAAGTAAGAACGGAATTTACCGGATGCTATACTCACCTTTTTGGTCTTCAGGTTATTGGTCCATCTGTCCTCAAATCTTTTATAAAGATGCGTGACGCGCAAGCTGTCGGGGATAAACATACTTACGCTTGCATGATATATATCTCCGGTTTTTTTGATGGGCAGCAGTCTTCTGTTTTTGGGCAGGCTGTCGGTCAGATCGAGCTTTTTTGGCGTGATAAAGAAGTCATCGCCGAGAGCATCAAGTAACATGAGATGTGCTATAAGGCCGTCAAAGTTGATCCATGGCATGGTGACTGCTACCGGTGACCCCATCTTAAATGAGATCCGGAAGGGGGCAAAACGCCCCCATCGAATCGGCGGTGCACTTGCGAGGCGGTCATGGAAGTATTTCCTCTCATCAAGCATTACAGCCTCGCCTCCAGTTCCTGCAACAGCTGTCTGATTTCGTCCTTCTTTTCTGCAAGAAACTCCATATATAGATCAGCGCTGGGGATATTGTCATACGACAACATAACCTTTCCGTCTCCTCCAGAGCCTCGCCCCCCTATATAGGGCATCATGGCGAACAGATCCATTATTCTCCCGAAACAGCTCTTTTGAAGTTCGTCCGGAATCTGCAGGATAAAGCGGTGGTAAAACTTCGTCCCCGGCACAAAACATTCGTAGTCCACCTTCATTTGGACAGCCTGTTCGTCTTCCGCCCTCTCGGCACGCAGGTCATCTCTTCTAGTAATGAAGCTCTGGTCAGTGAAGGTGCGTATTGGCCGCTTGGCCCTCCGGTCTGACCAGTATTTCTCAGGCAAATAAGCGCTATATTCGAGGCATATTGGCCACATGTGTTCGACGGTCAGAATACCCTGTATCATCTGATTGCCTATGGCACAGCCGAACAGTGCCACTGGAGGCATGAGCTCACGCACCTTCTTACGCAGCTCAAGGTCTATACTGCCGTAGGTCTCCTCAGTTGATTCGAGCATGCCGCCTGAAAAGAGGACGTGATGCAGTTTGACGTTCTGTATCTCGTAATCGACGCTGTCTATAAAGTCCTTCATCGTCATTCTGCGCAGCTTCCCTCTGATGCCGTTTCCAGATATGTATGGGATCGGCACTTCACCTATGTTGTCGACATAAACCATAATTGTCCGCAGGACCGGTGTGGAGCCGGTCTTTTCGTCTCCGCCGTGGAATATTGGCGTGAGTGCGGTAGCTGTACCTTCAATTTCATAATACCTACGCAAGATTGATCACCTCTTCTGAATTATTGTTTTCATCCCTCAGCTTCCGCCTTTCATCCCTCATTTCCTTTGCCCTCATGATAGCAAGCATGGACATGGGGATGTGCTCGGCATAAAGCTTGTTTAGCACTTCCTGTTCAATTGGCCGGAGCTGTTGGGCAATGCGTATGGCTCCGGTCGGGAGAGATTGAAGGCCGAAATAATTGGCCAACTTTGAAACGGCCTCAAAGATGGTCCCCCTCCTGCTTGCTGCCCTCACGCGATGGTTGAATATATCATGAGGGTTTTTTGCAGTCTTCATTTTCTTCCAGTCGACTGCGTTGTAAATCAATGCCAGCATTTCGATGATCCTGTCTTCATCTTCTTGCGACATCTACTATCACCTCCCAGAGCAGATTATTTTTCAAACTGCGAATGCTGCGCAAAAAATCCTGATAACCTTTTTCATACGCCTCCCTCCAGGTCTTGAGTTTAAATTCGCCTGTCCTGAGCTCTGTTTTGGTTATGCCCAGTCCAAGAGCAGATAACGCCGTATCAAGGTAAGACACGGCTTTGTCCTTCTCAAAAAGGATAGGAATATCGTAACCTTCGTGGGAGAACCAGTATTTGTTCGTACTATTGGCCACGTTGTGCAGACAGCGCAGCCATGTCTGCTTCTGGCCAAGCTTTGCTATGTGAATGAAAAATGGGGGGTCCGGTGGCGAAAAGAGAATTGAGCATGCCTCGTCGTTTTTAAACGTCTTGAAACCAGATGACGACGCCACCCACGACTTTCTTCTGAATGTCTGATCAGAGAAGATGAATGCACATTCAGGACAGGTACAGTTGCCGGCGAAGAAACAATTCCAGCCCGTGAAGTTATCCGAGACCACTTTTTTAAGAGGTATTCCGCATTCGGTCTCGGCCCCACAAACGACACAGATACCCGCGATATCGCCTTTCCCGATATCGCTGCCTGTAGCAACAGCCAGCAGTTCACTTAAATGCATCTTCGCCCTCCTCGTATTGTTCTACGTACTGTTCTATAAGGCTGCATATGATGTCATTCATCGTCCTGCCTTCTTTAATAGCAATGATTTTGAGCTTTCTGTGAAGTTCGTCGGTAATTCTGAAATTAAGCTTTTTAGTTTTCTCCATTTGTATGTCCTCCTTACAACAGATAAGGCGAGGGCGCCCCCGCCATTATTTTTATCCTTCGAAGAAATATGACCCTTCGGCTTCGAAGAAATATGACCCTTCGGCATCGACCTGGAAGATCGAGCCGTCCTCAAGAATCGCCCTAAAACCGAAGTCTGTAGGTTCTCCTGCCCATAATTCCTCACGGCCAGGTCTAGGTGGAGCTATGACTTTAGCGTCATCGCCTAACAACTCGTCGATAATTTCAGAGTAAATATAAGATTGTTCACTATAATTTTTGTTCGCATCCTCCCATATCCTCTCGCGCTTTAGTGAATCTATAATGATTTCGCCCTTCTCAAAATCTACCACCAATCTGCCATACCGCCTGTTCTGATACCTTTTGATGACCATCTTTACCCCTCCTTGTATTTTAGGCGGGGCGACCCCCGCCATTGCTTATAACCCCTCTTCTTCCTCTATATCAGCATCAGCGTCCCAATTCCGCACCCTGTCTAGATCCTTTTCCTCTACGATGGTGCCCCAGTCGAGCGAGCCTTGCCAGTCAGCACTTTCCCATAACAACCACTTATTCTCGACAGGCTTACTATCGACAGTAAGGATCTTGTAAAGGCGTCCATGATTGAATGGTTGTAGGTAGCACCAGTTTGACCCGTCCCATTCGTCTAAGTTCTCCTTCGTCTCTTCATCGATGACGACGGACAGGCGATGCTGTACATCATTTTCTGCCCATATCTCTTGCCAGTTCGAACCGTCCCAGTATTGGAAGACGTCGGAAACACCCAATATAAGATCGCTCATCCTACATACCGCCCACTTGAGATCGTCATCATCTGGGAAGCAAAGGACGACATCGGGGTTGTAGTCCTCGGCCTCATCGGTACCTTCATAAGCGATGCCATACTCGTCGAGGATCTCATAAAACCTCAGCCACTCGTCATTTTCTTTGCGCTCCCGATATTCCACGAGAGCCTTGCGAATAAGGTCCATGTTAGCATCTGGGCTAAACATGTAGGCCTCGGTCTCATAGAACGAGACACGTTGGATAAGTTCATCGGGATTCACTACCAAATATTTATCCTCGCCGTATAACTTCCACAGTTCCAGTTCTTTTTGTTTCATCTCTAATCCCTCCTATTTTTCTTCCTTGCCTGCTTTCTTCCTTGCTGTCTATATCATATATGCACCTTCATTTTTTGTCAACACCTTTTTCATGTTTTTTTAAATATTTTTTGCAAATA